CCAGCAATTGTTCCAGCACTTATCTTTGTTTTCAAAGCATTGAATAAATCAGTTCCAAGAATTGGTTGAATCTGACTGTCTTGTGCTTGAATTATTGAAGGCAATAAATCTTTTTCATCTATTGATCCATCGAGATGTGAATATGCTTTGAGATAGTTTGCATCTATATAAATGATTTGTGAAGGTAGAGCCATAGTTTAGGATTTCATGAATGGTGGATTAACTTTTCCGTGATTTGGTTTGTCATAAGGGGCAATTGCTTCTGTTCCTTTCTGAACAATGAATGGATTATTTCCAACCCTTGTTTCATTTGTCATTCCTTTGTTTGGCATGAATGTACCATCTGGATTTGACTTTCTGAAATAGATTCTTCGCAACCAGCCATGTCTACAATAGCAACCTCCAGCCCATTCGAAAATCTGATAATTTGATTGCCCTTTTTCAGCAAATGAACCATTCACCCCAGAATCAGACATTGCATTAATGTCTTCAAGCCTCCATTCAAGACCAGCCCTTGACCACTCCATCATCTTGTCACAAAACTTTCTTGATTTGTTTCCAGGTTTGTTTGGTGTGTTGCTTGTCTTTTGATATGCGTATCTAACTTTGTATAGACCAACATCATTTGTTGACTTTGCATCTGCATCAGCCATTGATTTTGTAGGCATCTTATTTGCAAACTTGTGAAGTTCTTCTTTTGAATTGACCTTATCTTCTGAAATCAATCCCCAAACTTCACCATCATTTTCTTCAGAACATTCTTCAAGTTTAGACAAGAAGAATTCTGCTTGTTCATCACTTAGATTTGGTCTGTCATCTTTTTTTTTGATGACATTGCTTCAAGCAATTGTGACCCATCATCATTAAAGAAACCTTTTGCAACTTCTTCTGGTAGTTGTAGGAACTGAACCAAGAAAACAACTGCTTGTTCTTTTGTTAAAACACCTTCTTGAACCTTTGCAACAATATCAATTGCAGAACTAATTTGTGCACCATTATAAGATGCATCAACTTTTTCTGTTTCTGCTTCATCAACCATTCCACCAACTTCATCAGAAATTGTTGCATCTGCATTTGGTATCACATCAACTGCAACTTCTTCATTGATTGTTTCTGCTTCAGTATCTGCAAATTCAGTCTTGAACATATCAAATGGCTTGAAGAATAACTGAAGATTCACACCAGATTCAGCCATTAACATTTTCAATGCATCAATTACTACATCTCTAAATGGATCAACAACTGTCTGTTCAAACAAAGCAGATGCCACTTGTAGTTCTTCAGCATTGTTTCCAAGACCACCACCATCAGCATTCACACCAAACAATCTTGGAGAAACAACTCTGTTCCCTACCATTATTTTATTAGTGATTTCAGTTGATAAGAATTGGAATTGTTTGTCTGCATCAGACAATGGAACTGCTTGAATTTCTGGTGTTGTATCTCTACCATCTGAAAAGGTGCAAAGAAACTTTCCAGCATTTCTTGAACCAGAAAGTTCTGCTTCAATTGTTCTTTTTATATCTTCTCTTTTTTCTCTTGCTGGAATACCATTTGCAAAGTTGATAATGAATGAAGGTGCAAGTCCATTTTCAATTTGTGATAAATGAAATTGTGCAACATTGACATCTAATTCAACATAATTCCAAGCACCAATCCAATCTGGTTTTGGATAATAGTATGAACCAACAGAATTCATTTTCACACAAAGAACTTGATTTGGATAAGTTGCTTTTTCATGTGGATTGAATGCTCTATGTTGTGTGTATTTAGCCCTTGAACCAGCTCTCCAATCATGTGAATGATAGTACCATTCAACTTCACCATCTTTATCTGTTGTTCCACTTCGCATTGTTTCAAATGGCAATACTTCCATTTCTACAATCTGTGTTCTATCAACTGAATATGAAACAGAAATATAAAAACCACCATGAAGTTTCAAGTCCATGCACATCAATTGGATGTCATTCTTTCCAATCTTGTGGTTTATTAGTTTATTAAACTGAACCCATTCTTCTGGATGTTGTTCTTTGTTATCTGCATCAATACCACCACCATAAATCCAAGCTGAAATTGAATTCACCAATGCATTCTGTGTTGCAGAATTTTGATATAATTCAATTGTATGTTGTGGGAATAGATTGTCAAGTCCATACCAAATGAAGTCTGAACCACGCTTTTCTACTTCTTGTGAATCTGTCAATGAATAACTTGAACCCATTGATCCAAACATATATTCATTTGATGGTGTTTTCTTTTTAGCCATTGTACGAAATTGAATTTGGAATTATTGTTGGTTCTACTCCATTTTGAGAATTCTGGAAATAGTCATTTTTGAAGTTTTCATTGTGAACAAGTGCCATTCCATTTGTGACCATTCCATTAATCAATGAATCATCAGAATGTGTTGCATTATCTTGACCAAGATAAATTTCATAATCAAACAATCCATTTGTTTTGATGTTGATATGATAATCACCAACAAAGTCATCAAGATATATTTTAAATTGCATTGCTCTTGGATAGTTCTTTCCAGGATAATCACTATACAATTTTGACCAATAAACTTCTTGTGAAAGTTGGTCAATTAGTTTTATGTAATATGTGAAACCAGTATAATCTGAATTGAAGTTTGGTGTGTATTGTCTTGTGTTTGGTACTATTTCACCGAAATTTGAAACGGTGTTTGCGTATACCCTTGAAAATACATCCAAAGAAAACACATTTTGATACCCATTACTACTTCTCAGATGCAACATCTTTCTTCTTCTTTTTTGGTTTGTCTTCTTCCAGGAATTGAGGAAATTCAAGAATCAATCTTTTCATTGTTGCTTCTGTCACCACTTCACCAAGATGAATCTTCACTCTACCTTTGTAGATAGTATGTCCAATAAATTCTTTTTTTATTTTCATAATCTAAAGATATAAAAAAAAAGGTGATGGAATCAACCACCACCCTTTCTATCAACCAACTAAGTTTTTTGCACTTATATTTGTGCAGTATTATATTGAGTAGCAGACAAAGTCAAGTCAGATGAAAATGCTGTGAATGGACTTGTAGTAGATAGGTTGAATGCTGGAAATGGTTCAGAACCAATTAACTGCATAACATATCCAACATAGTCTGTGAAAGCTACATCACCACCATGTGCATAAGTACCACCAGTCACGCTGATTCCATTATCAAGACCAGCTAAATAATACACACCATTATTGTCAAGTATAATCACTTGAAATACACCTTCAGTCACATTCTGCATTCTTGCCCATGATTCTTGTGAATCATGACTCATGTGAACATCAAGTCCTTGTTCATAGTTTATAGCACCACCACCACCAGTTGTGATTGTTTGGTTGAAAGAACTTGTCTGTCTGTCCAAATCAAACTGATAGAAGTCTAATGCTGATGCAGTTGTTACTGCTGAAACAATACCAGTGTCTGCATCAACAGTCACATCTGTGATTTTGTTAGCATGATACCAGTTTGCAAGAAAGATGGTTTTGATTCCACCAACTTGTCCTTGACAGAAATGCCCTCTACCAGAACTAATAAAACAATTAGCCATTTTTTTTATATTTAAGAATTAAGGAATGGAAGATGGTCAATCAAGACCACCTTCATATTCCGATATTATACGAAGTATACTTGGTCAGCACCTTCACCAATTGCACATCCAACTGCAAATCGCATTGTGATTCTGTAGTTATCAGATCCATCAAGGGGGGTCATGTCAATTGCTTGTGCTAATGAATCAGAATCTTCTGTTCCAATACCAACAAATAGATTGTTTTTGCTTGAACACATTGCATCACCAGTTGGGATTCCTGGGCAAGAAACTAATTTATAACCTAAGAATTTAGTTTGTGGTGCATTTACTACTGCTGAATTATAACCATCACCAGTTTGTCCAACTGCAAGATTGTATGCAGAAATAACTGAAGGATTCACATAGATGTTTGTGTTTTCAAAATCACCTACAAGTCCAGCTGGCATTGCTGTGATTATTTCTTGAAGTCCAGCAAGAACGGTTGCACTTGCATCAATTGGATTTGCTAAAGCAGTTGCAGCTCCAATGTTTGCAGATAAGTGCTTAAAACCATCAAATGCTGCATATCCAGTTGCACCACCTACTTCACCATTCCAGATTGTGTGTTCAATATCTGCTTGTACATATTTTGCAACATATAAAAGGATAGCATCTGCATAATCATCTGGCACACCAGAATTGATTGAATAAGCATCACCTTGCCACCATGTATTGAAATTCTTTTTACATAACTGAAGATTAACCATTTGGTCTGTAACAGTCAAGACTGCTTCATCCAAGTCAGTTGTTGCAGTAGTATCAAAGTCACAAGCACCACCTTTTAAAAGTGCAGCTGCACCAGCACCAAAAGACATTTTTGGGATGATTGCTTTGTATCTAATGCCATCTAATAATGTAATGTTACCACCATGCAATGTTGGTGCAGAAACGACTGCTGCATGAATATATGGTAGAGCTAATTCACCAGCATAAGTTGGTGCGTTTAAAACAGGATTTGCCATTTTATTTGTTTTTTATTTTGTTAAAGATTGCAAATATTCTTTCATCTTGTGAAAGATTCGTTTTCACTTCAGTCTTTGCAACAGACTTTGGTGTTGATTTAAATGTTTTGGCAGCAGATAACTTCTTCACCTTTTCAAGTTCTGTGTTGTGTGCTTCCATTAATTCTGAAACTTTCAATTCAATTGCTTCAGTTATCATTTTGCCAAGTTCAAAACCATCAGCCTTTGTCATATAGTTTGACAAATCAACTTCTGTCTTTTCAACTTCTTCTGATGACATATCTTCTTCAACTGCATCTTCTGATGCTTCTGGTGAACGAAGTGTTGTGATTTCTCCATCAACAACTTCTATGACTGCACCATCTTGCAATTCATAAGTTCCAGAAGGCAATGCCATTCTTTCATCATCTTCACCTACAACAAACACCATTGATCCTTCTTCGAATCTGTCTGCATCAGTTTTGATTGTTGTGCCATCGACAAGATATGCTTCAGCCATCATGCTTGTTTCTTCAGAAAGTTCTTCCTTGAATCCAAGTAAGTCTTTCATTTGTTTGTAAATGTTTTCCATTTTTAGTTTTTTGAATAGTAATTCCGTTAGTTAATAGATGTTATTTGCTTTTTTTCCTTTCACCATTCAAGATTGCCTTTGCTTTTGGAATGACAGAAGATGCAATTGTTCTGTTTTTTATGGCTGCACATACTTTTTCAGCAGTTTCTTTATCACCATATTCAGCCATCTGGTCTGCAATGCATTCATCCCATGGATAAGCAGCAAGATAAGTTGATTCTTCTTCAATGATTAAGTCTTTCACCATCTGAAGTTTTCCTTCATTTTCTGTCAATGACTGACTTGACAATCCTTGAAGTTTATCTGTGAAGAATCCTTCAATACTGAATCCAAGAATTTCACCTTCTTTGACTTTGTTCCAGATTTCATCATTATCAACACGCATTGTCACAAACCAAGTCCCAACTGGACAATGTTCAAATCCATATTTGACAGACTTATCAATTGCAAAATCCTTCACCCAGGATTCAACCACACACAAACCTTCAATTTCTGATTCATGTTCAAGTGTTGCTGATTGAAGATGATTTCTTTTCATGTAAAGTTCAGAACACTTCTTGATTGTGTCCTTTGAGAAATACACATAGTAATCAGAACCATCATCAGCCAGTCTAAATATTTGTTTGTTTGGAACAAGTGCTGGTGCAATCAGAAGTCTTTTGTCTTCATCTACTTTTGCAAATTTCAATTCCTTTTGTTGCTTGTTTAATGCAATCCAATATTCATCAATTGCTGGATCTTCAACTAATGAAATAGCAAAGACTCCATCTTGGTCTTCTTTTTCTTCTTCTGAAATTATCAGTTCTACAATTTTTGTCATTTGTTCTTGTTTTTAAAGTGTTGCTTTTTGTTGAATCATTGTGTTTATTTGTTGACTTTCTGTCACTTGTTGTTCTACTACATACGCTTGAACTGGAGGTGTTTCTTGTGCAAACTGATTGTTGAATTGTTCTGTTATTGATGGAATACCAGACAAGTCTGCAATTGCTTCTGAACCTCCACCACTACCAGCAGCAGATGGAAGTGTTGCATCACCTGGAGATGGTGTTGGGGTTGGTTTTTTTGTTTTAACTGAAAGTATGTTTTTAATAGATTTCAATCCAGTTGCTAAAGATAAACCAGCACTAACATAAGACAATGGAGGAGGTGCAGATGCCAAAGCCATGTTGACTGCTTTCCATGTGTCGATTGTTGCAGATGCCACACCAGACACTTTTGATGCAGCAGTTCCTTCTTCAAACAAGTCACCAGCCATCTTGATTGAATTTTGTATCACATCAAGTTGTTGTGCTGCAAGTTCTTTTTGCTGCTCTGCAAGTTCCACTTGGAAATCAAATGCTTCTTGTTGAAGTGATGCTTCATTTGTTAGTTGTTCAGACCTTTGACCAGCAATTCTTTCATCAATGTCAATTTGTTCAAGAAGTGTTTGTTGATATTTGATTTGTAAATCAATAGAATCTTGTTGTGTTGATAGTTCAAGTGCTGCAATTCTCACCTTTTCATCTGCAACTGCTTTTTCTTTTAATATCTGTTCATCAAGTATTCTTCCAAGTTCTTCATTTGCTGCAATCCTTTCTTCAAATGTAAGTCTAACATCATCTCGAATTTGTCTTTGTTGCTCTGCTTCCAATTGACTTTGCAATTGTTGTTTTGCTCTTATGACTTCAAGAAGTTCTTCATTCTTTTTTGCATCTGCTAATGCTCTACCAGTTGCAAGTGATTGTTCAATTGAGATTTCTTTTATTCCTTCTGTTGCAACTTCAGTTGCTATTGTGACAATAGAACCTATTTCTGTGACTGCTTCAGCAATATTTGTGGCAATCTGAGTTCCAGCATCAACAACATCAACAACAACTTCTTTCAGATTGTCTTTAGTTTCAACTATCTTTTCATTTAGTTGTTTAATTGTTTCTGGATCACCATCACCAAAAAATGATTGTTCCCATGCCAATTGACCTTCTTGAACTGCAAGTGTAATTCCATAGAATGCAAGCTTCAATGGTGTGACTGCAATAGTCAACAATCCACCAATGACTGCTTTCATCCCTTCAAACCCTTCAGTTGATTTGCTTACTGCATTGAACACATCAGTCACAACACTTGTGACTTGATTGAATAGAACACCAAGTGTTTCTGTCACTACTGCAACACCATCCATGACAGTCTGATTCTGCATCATTATTTCCTTTAAGAAATTAAATGCTTCAATGACAAGCCCAATTCCAAGTGTCTTCATTGCAAGACCAACACCCTTGAAACCATTTCCAACTTTCTTCAATGCACTTTCAGTTCCTTTTGAAGTGTTCTTTATGTCTTCAAGGTTTTCATTTGTTTCAGCCAATGAATCCTTAACAGACTCCAAGTCTTTTGAAATCTTCTGAACATTGGTTTTGAACTCTATGTCAACAACTATTTTTTCTGCCATCCGAATATTCTTTTGAATTCATTCATAATTGTATCATGATACAACACTTGTGTTTCATACCATGTCAGACACTTTGTATTCTTGTATTCTTCATGTGGTAAGTTCTGAAGTGCTTCTGGAATAATCTGAAACGCACCAAGCCAATATTCAAACATTGGTGTGAAGTTTAAAACTTTTAAGCCATCAAAACTTTGTGTCTTTGCTTTTGAACCATTCAGTTCAATGTTTGTTTTTATGTGTTCCATTTTGTTTGTAGATAATTTTGAACTTGATTTCTTTCTTCTGTTGTTAAGACTGCATCATACACAATCACTTCATATATCTTTCCAGTATAGTCAGCCGTTGGTGTTCTTCCAGTTTCCCATGTAGCACCAATTGAAAACATATCTTGTGAAGTATTTGTTGAATTGGTCTTTGTGTCTGTCACTCCATCTTGGTCATATATGATTCTATCTGTTGCATTTCTTGTTCCAATCACAACTTGTTTTGTTGTTGATGGAATGGTTGAATTGTTGCATGAATAGTCTTGTGTAGATTTATTCATGAATGCAGTTCCACCAGCACCAGCAGTTGTTGAATTGATGTTCATTCCATAGTATTGTCTTCCTCTTTCATTTACTGCTACAAGTGTCTGTCCAGGTGATGATGTTGTGGTGTTTGCTGATTCAAATACAACAAACATTGTGTTTCTACCATCAGACACACCAATTAAACCAGCATCTGTGTTTCCAAGAACTTGATTGTTTCCATCAAATTCAATGTATGGATAAGGTGCAACAGATGAATAAGTTGGTTCATAGGCTGCTGTGCTTTGTGTCAAATGATAGTCATTTCCAGACTTATCATCCCATTGTGAAACAGAACCAGATGAATGTGTGATTGTTGTTGAATCAGCTGCATCAACCCACAACAAACAACCAGAAATTTGTGTTGGTGTGAATATAGGTTGACCACTTGTTCTTCCAATGTTTTGCAAACCTACAAGTGTATATCTGAAGTCAATTGTCCAATCTACTGTGTCAAGTTTAATTGCACCTAATGTGCTGATGTACATATAAAACATTCCATCATCAATATATACCAAATCACCACCACCAACTGGTCTGTCTGTGACAGAATATGCTGGAGTTAAATCAAAAGTATAATTGTTGAAGTTTGCAGATTCTTTTTGTGTATCAAGTGTAAAGTCCTTGATTGAAACACTTCCAGAATTATTTGTGTTTATTATTGTACCACTATATTTTCGAAATGAATATTCTTGACTTCTTGATTGTGTTGTCCCTCTATCATGACCAACAACATTTATTTCAAAAGAAATCATTGAAGGAAATTCAAGTCTGAAACAATTTGTTGCTTGGTCATTGTAGAAATCAGTTCCAAAAGTGAACATTCCATTCTGACCAATATATATCACTTCTTCATCATCTGTAAATCCATGCTTCACAAAATGTCCAGAACCACTTCTTCCTACAGTATTATATAATTCATCAGCACCACCAGAAATGAATGAATCACCATTTCCAAGTGCAATTCCATAGTCACCAATAATTGAATTGTTCTTGAATACTTGTCTTGAATAGACTTCATAAGATGCACCAGTCCAATTCAAAGAATAAGGATTCAATATATTTGAATCACCAAGTATTTTATTGCTGCTAACACCAGCTTTAACTGAATTATTGTTTCCACTTATGGTTGAATAATCAGATGATGTTTCTACTAAGTTTCTGTTTCCTTTTATGAAATTGAATCCAGTAGAAAGATTATTGTTGCCAAGAATAATATTTCCAAATCCACTACTTGAATTGTTTGAACCTATACTTTTGAAGCTACCAACATTAGTGTCTGGCATCGGTTCTGTTGGATTGTTTGGTGTTGCCATTTCACTCATACATTTCCCAGAAATATATGTATAACCAAATGCTTCACAACATGATTGTGATGGTGTTACTGCTGAACCATTTGTTGTGCTGATGAAATTCACTACACCATTTGCACCAATTGTTGAATCTTCCATTAAGCATTGATTACCAACTGCATCAATTACATTAACTCTTTCAACTTTAACTAATTCAACATTGCAACTTCCAGAACCCACAAGTGGATAGTTTGATATTTTATTAATTCTAAAGTATTCATTTTTAACAAATACAATATCATTGAAATTCATTGTTTGAATATCTAAAGCAGAAAGAAAGAATGTTCCAGTCAATATTCTTGCTTCCCTTGAATAAGTTTCTTCTAAGAACCTTTTCCAATAAACACTATAAGCACCATTCAATGGAACTGGATAGCCTAATGCTCCAGTTGTTTCACCCATAAAAGAAAGACATTTTGTTGATGGTGTTACAACTGCATCTTCATAGTTTTGAAATATTGAAAAAGATGTAAATTCTGTTGTTGTTGTACTCAAGAATGAATCTGTGAGCCAAAAAGATTGACCAACTACATCTGATCCACCATACCCACAATAGAATGAAAGTCTAATTGCATTTTCATTTTTTCCATCTGCATCAGTACAGACACATGACCTTAGTCCAGTTTCATTGATGTAGCTTGTAATTGTAGGCTTGAAGATTGTCTTGATTTCTTCTTTGTCTTTTCCGAAATCGTTTTCTGTATTATCTACATATTGTGAACCATATACCTTTCCAGATTGTTGCTGAAACAAAGCATTCATAAAATCAGCAGACTTATCATCTGAAAATATTAATGACTTAGCTTGTAAATCAACTGTTGGTTTTAACTGAACATCTTTTGAAACATCAAGTTTTTCTGTCCAATCAACTTCATTTCCACCATCTATCCAATCCTTGTATGGCTGGATGTGTAAATGTGTAGGTGTTTGTTCATCTGGTATAATTACTAAATTGAATTTTGTTGCAAGTGAAGTGATGAAATCTAATGCTTTAATTTTTGCAAAGTTTCTTGATACATCACAAACTAAGAATCCAATTGTAGGTAATTCTAAACCTTCAACATTTACTGACAATAAACTTGGTGTTGGTGCAAATTCTACATTTCCACTTTGAATTGTAATTGTTGCAGTTTCATCAGATGATGATAATACTCTTATCCTTATTTCATATTCATGTTCTACATTTAAGGGATACCCAAATTCACCAAATGTACTAATTGACATAGTCTGTCCATCAGCAATGTTGGTTGTGCCATTCATTTGCATAGCAATTTCATCAGATGTAACATCCCATAAAATCAATTGCAAATATGCAGTCAATCCAACTGGCTGGTCTAAAGTTGCACTAATTTCTATTAGACCATAAGAAGTCCATAAATCTGATGGTGTGTAAAGACCAGTAGTTTCATTATAGTTTCCAGATGAATTTGTGTAATTGTTTCCAGATGCATTGTTGTATACAATAGTGTGCATCCCTATTGATGCAGGAAATGTTTGAGTTCCACTTGTACCAATATTTACATTGTAATTTGATGTATCTAAGTCAGTTTGAATTGCTTCAGTACCAGAATTTAAGTCCATATACAAATCATTCAAATCTGTATCTATGAATGTTGATTCGTATGTATATCCAGATTCATTCAGTATCTGACTAAACACTTTATTGACTCTGATTTGTGGTCTTAAATTTAAGACAGAATAAGGAGTTTCTTCATTTGCCATTGATCCATTAGAACCACCACCAAACATCCCACCAGTATAATCATACATTGAATAAACTATGTCCCCACTTAACAATGGAGTTGATGCTCTATTCATTGAAGTGGTAATTGTATTAAGACTTACATTGTGATTATAAGAAGTCCAATCAAATTCTGCAAGATACTTGCCTTGCAATACTTGTCCTAATGATGCAACAGAACTAAATACCACACATTCGTAGTGATGTGTGACATCGTTTGAAACAAACACATTTGTCAATTGAAGATAGCCTTCAAATACATCTATTGTATCTTTTGAAATAGTTGCTTCAACTTTTATCTTTGGATTGTAGTTTCCAAATTGTGTCACTTCAAAATAGTCACCAAAGAACAAATCATTGTTTGGTGTTGAAGGAATACGGAAATTGAATGTGTGATTTCCTTTGTTTGATTTGAAGTCTTGGATGTCCTTGAACTGATAGTTTGCAGTCATTGGTTGACTGTCAGACAAGTCTAAATAAACTACTCTGGAATCATCTTGTGTGGTAACTCGTATCTGTGTAGCCATCTATGTTGTTCTAAATTTAGGATTTGCAAAGCTGAATTTCAATTCATATTGATACAACCCTCTATTCTTTTCACGCTTTAATTTCATTGTGCTTGTTTCAAGTATCAATGCTTTTGCATTGTCACCATCTAACAAATGAATCTGTGGTGACATCATCAAGTCTTTTATCTGTTCAATCTTATCTTCTGGAAGATAGTCTGTGAACATTTTTGTTGTGATTGTTGGTGCAACAGATGTGGTCATCATTCCTTGCTTTGCTACATCTAAAGGATAAGCAGTATTGATTTGTGCTGCTGCATAAGTTGAAAGTCCAGTTGCTTGGTTTATTATAGGCTTAGTGATGTATTCCTTTTTGACTTTCAGTTCATCTGTTCTTTCTTTGTTTAGTGTGATGTAATCCCATGCACCAAATCTGTTCATGTATGCAAGTCTTGATTGGTCATATTGTGAACAATATTGAACCACATTAAAATCATACCTTGCTGACATATCAGTACCACTTGAATTTTGAATTTTTACCACATAGTAAGATATTGCATCCCTACCTCCAGCAACACTATCTGGAAGTGTTCCAGAATATGGTGATGCACTTGTGTCAATTTTCTGCAAGTTTTCAAGACCAACACCAGCAAACAAGAAGAATGATTCATCTGTTGCAGTATCATCATAAAGACCACCAGAAACATTGTTGTTGTTAATGTATAATGAACCTAAAGATGATGCATTTGCATCAAAATACTGAACCTTTATTCTGTAAGTTTCTGCATTCGTATTTATGGAACATCTATTCAAGAATGCAATGGTGTGATATTCGTTTGCACCAATTTTTACATCATACTTATTCAATGAAACATTGTTGTAATTTGATGACAAGTATTGTTTTGATGTACCATCTAATTTGTAAGGTTCAAAGTCTACAATGACACCTTCATCTTCTTGACCTCTACCCCAAAACATGAATATTGTTCTTGTAATTGCTCCAATTCCTAATGGATCTTTTACTGGAATACCATCAGCAGTTGTTGAATACATTTCATAGAACTTCAAAGTCATCACATTTGCAACACCTTTGAATGCTTCATAACCAGTTGAATTTTCAAGAAGTCCACCAGAAAAAGCAAGACAATCACCATCCGAGAAATTTGGCAATGTGTGAATGTTTCCCTTCTGTGATGCAGTTGTTGTTGTTGGTGCATCTGAATCTAATGATGGTGAGATTTGTGGAGTAACTATTGACTTGTATATTTCAGACAGATTGAAGACTGCTTGACCATCTTGATTCTGTTGTTGTGTGAATGATATTGTTTTTGTGACTGGTGTTGTTATTCCTTGAATCTTGTATGTCAATTCCATCAAGAATCTAAACTTGAACACACCAGTTGTATCTGTAGTCACATAGGCAATATTCTGTCCAGTTGAGATGTTGAAGTTTGAATCGTTTATTAATACTGTAAGTGCCATCTTAATTCAGTTTAATTTCTTTTATAATTTGCTTGATGAAATCATTTGCCATTGCAACTGCAACATCATTTCCATCTGTTGGAATAGCTTTTTCAATTGCATCTTTGAAATAGTTTCTTGCACCAATTCCTTTTGTTGCCACTGCTCTACCAAGTACAAATGCAAGTTCTTCTTTTGCTTCTTTTGGACTTTTCTTAAATTTACCAGTTCCAAGTTCACGCAGTCTGATTGGCTTTGTTTCAATCCATTTCATCATCACACCCTTTGGAAGATTCTTAGACTTGAATTTATATGGAGAATTTTTAGCTGATGGTTTTGTGCTTTCAGAACCTTTCACACCTTGTTCAAGGAAATCTGCATAATCAACAGATGATGTAAATTCCAAATCAAACCCACTTGCATATTTTCCACCACTACTTCTTTTCTGTTTAAGGCTGAACCCTAAAGAAGAAGACAAAGCACCAGATGAATTTGTCACTCGCTTTTTTCCATCAATCATTTTGGATGCACCAAGATTGATTCTTGCAAGTTTCACAACCCTTGTTCCAAACTTCTGAAGTTCTTGTTTAGTAGTTGGAATCATTTATCTGTAATTTAGCCATAACATTGTTGCTTCAATATCAGCATTTGTCATTGCAGTTGGTGTGTAAATATATTCTTGAAGATAGAAATCTGATGTTTTTGAAACATCTGGATTCCCAATTCCAAAGTGTTTGTTGGTGAAGTCAAATGTTGTAGAAATAGTTGCTTTTTCTTCAAATGTACTTCCCCACCACAATGTGATTTCTGTTGTTGTTAATTGAACGCAGAAAGTAAATGATTCAAGTCTTCTGTGTGCAGTTTCAAAAGTATTTCCATTGCTTGGACAAACTGGAAAGTCTGAGTTGATGTATGTGAAACCACTATAATTAAACAATCTAAGTGATCCATCTGATGTGATATAAACTTCAAAACCATTAGTATTCACCAAGTCACCAACATAACAAATATTATTTTCAAGTGATATTGGTGAATATCTTGAAAAGTCTTTTATTCTAACAAAGAAAGTTGCATCAGTTTGTGTAGTCAAAGGATGTTGCAAATTCATTTGATTTGTAATTGATGCATCATAAAAATGAAAAGCATTCTTATTGGGTGACCAAGTAGCACTTGAACCAAGCATTGTCAATTGGTCTGCACCTGGTGTTGTATCAATTAAAGGTGCAAGTTGATTGATTTCTTGACCAGTGAATGTTGTACTATAGTGAATCCTTTCTCTTGAATACCATGCAAGAATTGAAGGTGCAGAATCTGGAAGTGTGAATTGCAATGCATTCTGTCTTTCTGGATTGAAGTACGGAATTAGACAAGCTGATGCTTCATTTGGTGTGATGACATTGAATGAAGTTACCCATCCAGAACAATTGTCTGGTTCAGTGTCAATGAATGGTGTTGCTGCAACTGGCATTTCCATAGAAATCAAAGTGTCAACATTGATGAAATACTTTCCTTCTGTTAATTCTTTGCATAAGTCCTGAAATATAAGCAGCGAATCAGAAAGACAAGTTGCTTCATTTCGCATCTTGTTAGATTCAACATTGTATCTGTCAAACACTATCACATCAAATCCATAAACAACAACTTGGTCATCTATTGAAACTCCAGTTGGTGTCAAGTGAAGTGCTGGATATTCTGTGAACTTATCTTTGTCAAAGAAGTTTACTTCACCATAAGTGAAAGAATTGATTTGCTGATGTTGGTCAGCAATAGAATCAAAGTATTGTATTATAGCTTTATAAGTAATCATCTTTTTGCTTTGTTTTGGTTTTGCCTTGCTTCTTTTTCTCTTTCAATGTTCTTATCTGCATCAAGTGAAAGTTTAGTCAAACACAACATCAATGGAAGTTTTGTGATTTCATCAATCTTTAATATGTCACCATTTGCCAATCCATCAATTATTGCGAACCATCCATAGTTTGAACTGACTGTTTTTTTTCCTCCAGCTTTGAAGACAGATGGAAAGTTTTCAGTTGTTCTTTTCCTAAAGTCCAAAAAAAAACTGCAATAGCATTTCCAATATTGATTGATAATTTTTGAAAGTGATTTGCATTGTCTGAATGCTTATCAAAATCGTATGGATCAATATTGTATCTGTTTCCTTCTTCTTTGTTTATTGGTCTGTATAGAACAGACATCATCTTTGCAATGTCATTTTCTTTTGCATAAGTTTCAATGTCTACAAATTCACCCATTGTAAGTTCATCAAGATTTGGATGGAATCCATATTTGACACCATTGATGTCAATCTTATTTATGATGTTCTTGTTTACTGGTTTGCTAATTAGCTTTTGCAAATTCACTTGAATCTTCTTCAAATCTTTCAACTTCATCACTTCAACAATATGTTCTGATATATTGCAAAGAATAGAAATGGTCTTGATGATGATTTCTTTTTCATCTTCCAGTTCTTTCATTGCATGATTGTACTTCACATATTTTTCAATGCTTACATCAGACCAATCAGTTGGTATTTTGATTTCAATTGTCTTCTTCATTCTAATAGTTTAAAGTTGATTTTTTGCTTATTTCCTTTTAAAATGCATAAACACCATAGTTTCCTTTAACTTCATACCACATTCGCATCATCAATGCATCAGCATAATCTGGTGACCTTCCAAGTAATTGTTTCATTGTGTCCTTTGGTACAATAGAAAGTTTCTGTGTGTCCTTATCTAATTTGTCCCTTTTAATGATTTCAAGTTCTTCAATGATGGTTTGTTTGTGTCTTGTGTCTTTGATGGCTATCTTTCCAGCATTCACCATTTCACCGAGTTTGAAGTAGCATTGTGTTTTTAAGTTCTGAAAGTTTTCAGACTTCAATGCTTTTGATCCATTGACAAATCCTTTGCAACCAGAAAGTCCATCTTTAACACCACCACCAACACCATCTTCATCTACTATGATGTGCGACCTTTGAACGCTATTCTGAAGTGCTATTGTTTTAAGTGCTTGTATTGTATCAACAACAGAAGATGTGTCCATAGAAGTAATCTTTTCAACATTCATTCCATTCCAAAGAATGATGACTGTCTTGTCAGCACCAAATCTTGCAACATCACAAGTGATGAATTTTGTTCCACCTTCAATTGTGTTGGTAAACATATCATGGATTGAATCATAGTCAAACAAAAGTGCATCATCTTCATTGTATTCCCAATCACCGAAAAGAAGTCTTTGTTTGGACACCTTGTCAAGTTTTTCAAGTTGCTTGATGTAGTGTTCAGATATTGCAGAATTGTCTGTCACAAGTGATTGAATGAATTGTCTGTGTTCTGCAAGTCTGTTTTCTTTGGATGGTTTATAGAATTCAGAATACAACCAAGTCTTTGTTGGATTGCAAGTCATTAAAGTTTTAGGAATCAATCCAAACTTGTCCAGCTTAAATCTAATTCTTGAATTTAAGATGTTGATTGCTTTCTGACTTACTTCAGCACATTCATCAACAAATGCATCTGTGATTTCAAGACCACCAAGTGATGTGAAGTCTGGATCAGATGGATATAAGAACAAGTCTTTCAGATATATAATTGAATCATTGAAGAAAGTGATGGTTGAATCTTGTGCATTGTATGTGAAATCTTCATTTGGTTTTAAACCAACATAGTCTTGTGCAACTTCAAAGAATGTGTTCAATGTTGTTGCTTTCAGATTCTTCAGCTTACTTCTTCCAATCACACTTCTTGTTCCAGGATATTGAAGTCTTCTGTGTATTTGCCAAAGACAACCAGTGAATGTTTTAGAACCACCAGCACCACCACCAAACAGAATTTCAGTTGTGACCTTATCTTCAAGGAATCCAAAGCAGTCTGCTTGTTTATCAAACAAATCTATGTCAATTGTTTTTGGCATTCAATCTGTTCAAGTTTATCACAATAGATTTATCAGTCACTTCTGCTTTGACTTCTGTTCTTGATAATTTAGGAACAATATATTCAGACATCTTCAAGATGATTTCCAATGCTCTTGCTGGTTCTTCTATTGCAGTTTCTGTCAACCACAATTGCATCTTGTCTTGATTGTTTTCAATTAGCAGTTGAAAGGCTTCCCTTATTTCTTGTGTTGTTTTATTTGGAACACCTTTTCTGCTTCCTTGTAGCTTGTTTCCTTTTTCAAATGGCATAAGTCAATTGTTAATTTATGTCTTTATCTGTCACTTTCACTTGTTTATCTGGATTGATTTCATCTGGAATAAGATTGTGAAGTTCTATTTTTTCATTTCCTTCTTTCATTTCTTCAACAAAGTTCAATGCAGTCTTCATTGACATATCAAGTGCATATCCTTTGCATATTCCTTTGACATAAGAAGCAACTGCAATTTGTCCTGGAAACATATTGACAATCATTTGCATGAAGTCAACACTACCATCTTCAAGTCTTGGAACTTCTTCTTCTTGCTGCTTGTCTTGATTCATTGTTTTGATTTTTCCCATTGTTAGTTTGTTTATTTATGAACCACATGAATCACAATCTTCTGGATTGTCAATATCACATGATGGTTGTTCCCTATCTGATAAGTCTTTCAAGAAGTCATCAAAAGATTCATTGATTGCTTGTTCTGTTTCTTTCACAATTTCAATGTGCTTTTCATTGTCTGGATTGAATTCTTTCTTTGTGTCTTTCATGTAATAGTTTTTTATACTGTTCTTTATCGCCGTATTTAATATGACACTTTCTGCAAACTGCCATCAGATTTTCAATTGTATCTTTCACCTTTGATCCACCAGCTTGTCTTGGTTCAATGTGGTGAATGTCAACTGCTTTCTTTCCACACATTTCACAAGGAATAAATTCATCACCAAAGTAATCAAAATATTCCATGTATATCTTTGTGTGTTTTTTCATTCAAGTTTGTCTTTTATCTTATCAATTAGATTGTTCATATACCTAAGATAGAATATATCAAATTCAATTTCTGTCTGCTTGTGTTGTTTCCAATAAACATACAAGACACCACGCAATCTTTGTGAAGGTGTTTTCCCATCGTTATGGTCTGAAGATAATTTGAAGCCATCTAAGGCATCCAATTCTTCTTGTGATATGTTATCACTTGATAAGTACATTAAACATTCAGTCTTTCTCAAATCAAACAATTTGACTGCTGATTGTGTGTTCAGTTCATAAGTTGATAGAACTATCTTGACTGATGAATCTTGTCTTGTGGCAATTGATTCAACACCTACTGGAAGAACTAACTTAGTCATCTTGCTTTTTGATTATATTAAAGAAGTCCACATCAATTTCTTTGATGTCTGTTTCAAATTGTTTCCATGCTTTCTTTGTTCCTTCTTCACCTATGTCAAACTTAGAACCAGTTCCAAGTGATGATTGATTCCTTGCATTCTGTTCAAGCATTGTGTCAATCTTTTTCTTGATTGATTTGTTTGTGTAGTATTTAGGTTTGATTCTATTTTTCATATTCTTCAACTATCTGTTCAAGTTCTTTCAATGCTGATTTCAAACAAGGAACACAATTGCTGGTCTTGGTATTTCCTCCAATATACTTTCTTTGCATATTGTATAGGATTTCTTTTTGCTTTGGATTGATTGTGTTCTTAACTTCATCCAATAAATTCTTGATTGCAAGATAATCATTTTCAGCGACTTGAAGAAATTCCCACTTATTAAATGGGCATCTGCTGAATGAAAGTTTTGTTTTGGCATCCATGAAACAACCACAAGTTCTTTTGCTTCCAACTTTGTTTCCTTTGATTGCAGTTCCACAAGTCCTTGTTCTTTTTCTGAAGTGTGTGCAAGATTCACAAATGGCAATTCTTTTCTTTGCAAGTTCTTTATCTGCTTTGAATGGTATCATATCAAATCTTTTATGTTCTTTTTTACTTTGTCAATTGTGTATTGAATACTTTTGAAAGTGATTCCAGTTTCTTCAGACAGTCTTCTGATTGATAGTCCAGTTTCATAATATAATAAAAACAACTTTCTGTCATATTCATCAAAGGTGTTTAAGCAATCATCAATTCTTTTGTTCATGATGTTCAAGTGTTCATTTGAATCATCTTCAAGTTCTGCATTCTTATTCACCAGATGTTCCAGGAATGATTCATTGCTTTCTATCTTCTTCTTTTTATACTGAACAATCTTTCTGTTGAATTGTGATTTGTTTGAAAAGTATTTCACCATCATAATCTTGCAGATGTATGTCTTTATCTTTCCAGAATCTATGATGATAAGCAGCTTGTGTTGGTTCATGGTCATCAACTGAAGGAATGTTTCTTGCACCAAGTCTTCAGATAAGTCCTTGTCTTTGGTTTTCTTTATTGCAAAGCCTAAGAAATATTTGTAGTCTTTGTATATCCATTCAATTGGATGCCATTGATTTTTCATTCCTTGATTGTATAGTTCACATCTACTTCTGGAATAGTACAATTCAAATACCACTCTATTGTTTCAATTGCTTCATCTATTCCAGTGCAGACCATTGATACATATCCAGATGAATCAAGTCTGTTCAGAACAACTTTCTGTGCTTCTGTTGGATAGTTTCCTTTGACCTTCAATTCAATTGCAAGTCCATGTCTGATTCTGCCATGAATGATTCTTGGTGAATAGAAAAACAAATCTGGAAATCCACTTCTGTAACCCCTTGCTTTGAAATCTCTATGTCTTGCCTTCTGAATATAAATACCACCAAGTGATCCATTCATGAAGATGTCTTTGTGTTGCAACTTCATATATCTGACAATGGCTTTCTGAAGTTGTTGTTCTTTCTGCTTTCTCATATAGACACACCATTTAGTTTTGCACCAGCAGTTCTTGTTTTCACATATGCATTTGGCTTTGAATATGATTGTTTTACTATTTCATCACCAAATTGCAATTCCCAAAGTGATTTTGTGACTATTTTCTTTTTATTCTCCATTGATAAATCCTTGAATTTGATTGTGTATTTCAAGCTGCTTCACTCTATCAATTAGCTTTATATTTTCAGCAAGTTGCATTTTAAATGCAGATGCGTATGCTTGAACCAATTCCTCTAAATCAGCTACGGAGTGAACCAATTCTTCCATTTCTCCAATTTCAACAAAGTCTTCAAGTGCAAAATTTATTGAAGATTCAACTTGATGAAAGTCTGGATGATTTCTTGAAACTAAATCCAGAAGATGTTCTGTTTGTTCTTTTTTTGTCATTTTAAAAAGTCTTTTAATTTTTGAATTGAAGTTCTTTCTCCAAGTGCTGACCATTCTGAATCTTGCTTTGTCTTTTGCTTTTGTCTTTCCAGAACAATCAAGTCTGTCTTTGTTGAATCATACTTGTCAAGCCATTCCAAAATCATTCCACCATCAATTCTGTCATAAATCTTTTCATTCATCTTGGATAGTTTCAAACACATTCCAATGTCAACATAATTCAAACCTCTAAACCTTTCAATAATTATGTAAGCAGTTTCTTCAACTTGTTCCCTATTCATTTTTGATTTGCAATTGAAGAAGTCTTGAAATTTCAACATCATAAGCATCAGAATGTCAATTGATTTTTCTTCATTTTCTTTGTATGATTTGTACAATGAAACTGGAGGATTTGTCAATTGTAATTCAACCACATCATTCATCTTCATTTTCAGAATCTGTCTGTTAAATTTTGGATTGACTGGTGATAGAATGTTTCTATCTATATTTTGCAAGGATGTCATCAGCAATGTTGTTTGTGTTTGTTTCTTTTTTTAAGTCTTGAATAATGTTCACCAAGTTAGAATTTATTTGGGACAATTTGATTTGCTTCTGAAGGAATGGTTCAAGTTTGTTCCAATTGTTGAAGATGTATTTTAAAGCATTTAAAACTTGTTCTTGACTATCATCACCTTTTTGTTTGCAAAGTGTCTTCAGATAGCTTAAAATGGTCTTCATTGCTTTCCCTTGTACTCCATCAATCTTTGCTGGTGCATCTAATTGTGACAAACAGAATTTGTGGTAAATGTCGATAGACATTTTATATATGTGTTTATCATCTTTGTTTTCTATCTTATGTTTACTATCTGGTATAGGTTGATTGATTTCAACAATTGCATTTGTCGTTTTCGGTAAATCCATTTTCTGTTTTCGAGAACTGCATTTATCGTTTTCAACAAATGAATCTTCATCAATGAATGCAAACCATTTTGTTCTGTCGTATTTTGCTTTGTTATAATTACCAACCATCAACACTTCTTGTTTCACAAGTGAATTCAAAGTTCTGTTAATTTGTCCAATACTCCAGAAAGGAAACAACTTCTTGAATGCAATTGCAGAATTGAATGTCCAAGTTCTACCATCATGATTTGAATCTTTGTTTGCTGAATTCTTTTTAATCCAGAATTGAAAGTTCTTTATCATGATAGCTTCACTCACTCCAAATTCTTGTGCATATTCTATGTTGAATGAATATTCCATTATTCGTTTATTGCTTTGAATATTTTCAGTTCAGAAATTTTCTTCAATTTAGCAATTTTTTTGATTTGTGAATTCATCATTCCAGGATTTGCAAGATACATATCAATTGTTGGTCTTGACAAATTCAATTCTTTTGCCATGTTTCTCTTGGACTTAAACAAGTCCTTGAACAATTGTTCTGCTTTATTTTTAACGATCCAATTCATGTCTAAAATGGTAAGTCATCAGCTTTTGATGGTTCTTGTTTCTTTACTGATGTGAATCCATCATCTACTTTTTCACCAGCTTTGTCATCCATAACCCATGAAACAATTTTATCAGCCATTTGAAAAACAGAATTCAAGTCTGTCTTCTTATCTGCAATACATAAATCTGCTGCAACTTTCAATGAAGATTGCTTGACAATCATTTTTTGTCTGTCTGGATTTTCTGTATATGCTTGTGAAGGTGTGAATGACTTCTGTGAAAAATGTGGTTTGATTTTCTTTCCAAACTTATTTTCAGTCACTTCAAATTCCTTTTCAACTCCAATTGGAAAGTTCTTGTTTCCACCATCTTGTGTCTTGGATAAGTATTCACCAACTGTTCCATCTTCAAAACTGATTTCAAACTTGAAGAATGTTCCATGTGTTAAATCTAAAGATCCACTTGCTTGATTGCTTTTTACTTTGCTTTTTTTGATTTCCATCTTAGTTGTTTTTCAATATATTGTTGTTGATATTTGGCTTGTGCAGTTGTTCCCATTCAAGAATTGTTGAATCAATTGGATTGCATTGAATTCTTGCTTGAAAAAATTGTTGTTCTTGTGCTTCAGCTTGATGTTGTTTTGCTTCATCATGAAGATGTGGATTTCCAGCGAATATATCCTGGAAGAATTGTTCAAATACTCTTGACATTGTTTTTTAATTTAGTTGATTAATAGCTGCAATATAGTAAATATTTCTTTACCATTTACAAGTCTTCAATAATATCCAGAAATTTGTCATTTCCTTTTCTTATCACATAAGATGCAGACACGTGTTTGTTGTTTTTAATTTCTTGTTCACAAATCACCCTTCTTTTTACATCCCTTATTAATAGCTTTTCTCTTTGCTTAAGTTGAAATTCAAGCATTGAAAGTATGTTTGAATCATCAAGTTTGCTTTGCTTGATTTCCATGACCATCCATTGCATTCTGTTTATAAATTCTTTTCTTCCTTCCATTTGAAATCTGTTGTGTTATTGTTCATTTTGTTTTGATTCCATAGAAGTTCCATGTCCAACTTCAAGTCTTTATTGGCATGAATCATCCAATCTGGAATGATAATATCATACACACCATCAGAAACATCAACCAAAAGTGAATGCTTTCTTGATATGAAATGTGGATTCTTTCTTGTGTAGCCAATAGCAATTGATTTTGGTGTGTCCAGAATCTTGTATCGGTTACCTTTTGTTAGTCTAATTTTCATAAATGCTTTTTTAGTTGGTTAAGAATTTGAAGTTGTGAATCAATTCTTTGTGCAATTGATGTGATTGTGTCTTGAAGTTCTTGATTGTTTGCTGGATAAAAATATCCTTTTGAACTTGAACATATTGGTTCACCTTCATTTCTCAAATGGTTGATGATTTTACGCAGTCTGACACCTTGCAATCTGAATTTGGTGTTGTTGTGAAATCCAGAACAAATCTTTGAACCAGCAATTGCATTTGGCTTTCCAACATACTTCTTCAATCCTTTCATGACTGCTTGTGCAATCTTCAATTCATCATCAGATAGATTGCAAGTTTCTTCTTCAAAGTTTCTAAGCATGATAAATGTTTTTGAGTATTGCTTGAATGACTGGAACTGAAATTGTGTTGCCCATCTGTTTATAAAGCTGTGTATCTGATTGTACTTCTTCACAAAGTGAATGTTCTTCATCTGTGAATCCTTGAAGTCTAAAACATTCCAATGGTGTCAATCTTCTGATTCTGTTTTGTTTTATTAATGGGGGCATTGAACTGATGTCATTTTCTGAATGTCTTCTTGTAGTCAAACATGGTGAAATATTATCTTTTCTTTTTCTTAGTCCTTCATCATTTCTGTAGTCTGCAACCCATTCAACTGCTTGTGAATTTTGTGTGTCAAGACAATAAGTCAATCCATCACTTTTTGAAAGATGCCCAGAGCCACCAGCATTTTTGTTCTTTTGAACTGATGGTCTGTCTGAACTTCTTGTGTGTGTTGAATGTACAATGATTGAATTATCTGTTGGACATAGTGATGCATTTGCCCTTAAACAATTTGCAATGTCTTCTTCAGTTTTTGGAATCCATTGAAATCCAGTTCCTTTTTCTGTGTGTCTTTCTTTGTGGTTTTGAAACCCTTTGATAATTTTATCTGATAAATAGTATTTGTCAACAACTTCATCTTGAAGAACATCTTTCAATCTTTTATCAAGTTTGATTTTGTTTGGAAAAGAAAACTGTCTTGCATCTTTGAATCCAACAATAAATATTCTTTCTCTATTCTGTGGCAATCCAAAGTCTTTTGTGTTTAATACTTTGAAGTGTATATGATAACCAAGACCATCAATGTCAGTCAGAAACATTTGTTCATTGATTGAACCACCATTTCCAGAAAGTTTGTCTTTAATGATTTGAAATGTTCTTCCATTGTCATGATTGATTAATCCTTTTACATTTTCTAAGATGAAACACTTTGGTTGATTGATTCTGATGAATTCAGATAAGGTGTGAAACAATGTTCCGTTTGTTGGACAATCAAATCCTTTTCTTTTTCCTGCAACTGAAAACGATTGACAAGGAAATCCAGCAACATATAAATCAAGCTGTGGAAAGTCCATTGGTCTTGTTGTGATGTCTTCAAACATCTGTTGTGGTTTGTGTAATGCTTGATATGATTTTCTTGCATACTTGTCAATATCACAAGCAAATACAACTTCATGTTTTATACCAAGTCTTTTCAATGCTGTTTCTGGTGAACCAACACCACTAAAATCAGTTGCTATTCTTAACATAATTTATCCTTGATTTTAATCCATGTGTTTCTTTTCTTCAGCACATTCATTGTTGCATGGATGTTGTAATACATTGACAAATACCTTTGAACAACATTCAAAGACTTGTTTCTTTTATGTGCATATTTCAGCACCTCTTTTATGATAGATTTCTTGAACATTAGTCTTCAATATTATAGTAAGTAACAACCCAGTCTTGACCATATTTTTTTCTATTCTTTTCAATTGTCATGATTGCTTCTTCTTCAGTTTTGCAAAGTTCAATTTGTTTGAACTTGCCACCTTTGAAACTTGCTACAATCTTATACTTGTAAATCTTGTCTGCTTTAAGTGATTTTAATTGTTCAGTAATGTCACCGAAAATGTGGTCTAAATTGTACATCTGTTTTGTCTTTAAGGTTAAAGGGGCATTAAGCCCCCTATTTTATTAGTTTATTAAGAAAGGTATTTATCTTGAAAATCCTCAAATTTATCTACTCCCATAATAAGTTCTAACTTATCCAATACAATGAAATAAGTATCTATTCCTTTTCTTGACATATCTGAATCTAACTTTAAAGATAAATCAATTAATTCTTCTTTTGTTAATTTGTTAATTTCTGATTTTGTTGAGTAAGTTTTCATAATCTTGTTTTTCATCTTAGCTTTATTGCTTTCGATATTCAAAGATAGAAAACTTATTGAATAGTAAACTACATTTTACCATATAATTCACAAGTATTTTATTGAATTGCTTTGAATCACTTGCTATTCCTCAGATTCTGGAATGAAAAAAATGTTGATTGAAAATAAAAGAATATATATTTGAACCTCAAAATAGGGATGATATTCATCTGGATCAAAGTGTCTGATCCCTATCATAAGACCTTTTAACAGATTCATGTTTACTGCTATATTCATAAGTTAAAGAATAGGTGAGCAATCATTCCTTCTTGTGGATGCCAGATAAATGCTTCAGCTGATTGTACATTCTGAACATATCCTTTCAAATTATGCCAAGCATCAGTTCCAGATAGTGAACGCATGAAACGAATCACACAACCTTTCTGTTCATCTATTGTCTGAAACTTGATTTGTTTCTTATGGTGAAAATGACCAATGTGCCATTCATGGAATTTTGTATCTGACCACAATTCTTTCTTTTCTGATGCCATCAGCAAAGGCAAGTCAGCAATCTTTTCATTGTTTCCATGTGTCAATCCAATCAAGTTCTGACCATACTTCAAATACTTTCTTGGTGTTGCTTCATTATTGATTGAAACATTATGGTCATTTCTGAACCATCCAATAAGAGAATCACCTAAATAATAAGACCTTTCAAAGTCATGATTCCCTTGAATGATAATCACTTCAACATTTGCCAATTGTTTGAGTTTTTCAATACCTTCAACAATCAATCTTCTTCCATTTCTGAAAGTCTTCATCCATCGCAAATCTTCATCTTGTGGTGTATGATTTGAAGTTTGATTTTCTTTTCCATCAGAATTGAAGAAATCATTTCCAACTGGAAAGACAATCTTTTCAATATTGTGTCCAGATGCTTTCTGAATTATATCATCAATAGCTGAATGAAATCTTGTTGATGCTATCTTTGTATCATAGTCTTCACCAGTTTCACCATTCCAACAAAGTTTTCCAAAGTGCAAATCAAAGATGTTCACTTCAAGCATGTGACCAACACCTTCAATTGGCTTGTGTTTTACTTGCTTTGGTGAATGATTTATGAAGTCATGATGTAGTTCATCAAGAATTCGTTTTCGTGTCTGTATGGCTTTGTTTCTTACAAGTGATGCTTTCACTTGAAACAGTTCTTCAGTCACCATCTGACCATCAATCTGTGCTGAAACTTCCCATTTGTTGATATTGTATTTATCAACAAAGAATTGTTCCAAGTCTACCTTTGCAACATCCAGAAGTTGTTCAAGTGTTTTAATCCTGGAACTACTATTGGAAACCACATTCAAGTGTTTCTTGTTTTCAGAAGTTTCAATCTTGTCTGTTGACATCATCACTTTCAACAATTGCAATTGCTGGTCTTGTGATAGTCTTCTGAATTGTTCAATGTATGGTCTGATGCTTTCAGACCATCTTGGTCTGTAAGTCATTAATAGAACGCTACAATGTCACCAGCAGTTGTTCCTCTTGAATGAACTCTTTTCACTCTTATCCAATCAAGGAAAGTTCCAGATGGAATGTTTTTCAAAGTCACAGTTTGACCATCCATTGTGTCAATCTTTAAGTCACCACCCGATCCAACAAACAATTTAGCATCTTTCACATCCAAATCTTGTGAATCACTTTTTGATACTACTGATGCAATACTTCCAGATTTGTTTCTGTGTGCTTTCTTTTTTTCTGATTCAGTCATTTTATTTTATTTTTTACAGCAATTAGTTTTATTTTCAAAGAATGAAAGACACAATGGAAGAACTGCAACCAATGTGAATACAACAACCATCCATGACAAGTCATGTGATTGCAGATAATTAGAAACCACATAAACCAAGACACCACTTATTGTTCTTTTTGCAGACCATTTTTTGTTCTTGTCTTTCAGTAATTCAGGAAGAATACCAAGTGCATCTTTTATGATTTTATAGTTCTTCATCTTTCAATTTATCAGTTACAAAGAAGTTAATGATGTCATCAATCCTTCCAAAGATTCTGACTGCTTTGTCAGATTCCACATAATTGAATACAACTTTCAAAAAAGCCATCAATCCAACTACCAATTCAAGTATCATGTTTGTTTCCATTTCTTTTTTTTTAGTATAACCACATCACATCTTGTGGCAATTCCTTGTCACAATCTGCATGAATGAATGTTTTTGCTATTCCTATTCTATTGAATCCAGCAACAATCAATGCATCCAATATGAACATTCTTTTTGAAGAAGAATCACAAGCAATGTCAACTGCTAATCCACGCAAATGGCTTGAATTAGATTTTCCATTTGCTTTTAAATTTTGTTCTTCACTTCTCCAGGAAGATGTGATTGTGAATGGTGTGTCAGCAATACTTCTGGCATCATCTAACATCTTCAATAGCTTTGGATTCATTTTATCAAAACAATTGACACCATCACAAGTGAATTCTTCTTTTATGAAATGTTTCAAATCAGTCATTCTTAGACATTATCTTTTTGATGTTATATATTAAGACAGAACACAAGACAAGTATTGTCAGAACGCTTTCAACATCCATCAAAGGAACTGAAATTGCACAAACATTGACTGTGTTAAAACTTGCTAATTCATTTATTGTGCTTTTCATTTATTTTCTTCAAGTATAAGTCCAACAATTTCTTGTTAATTTTCTTTTTTTCTTGATTGCTTTTGCAACCCTTTAGTCTACCTGCCACAACAATTCCAGTTTGCAAGTTTATTGTTTCCCCTTTGTGAACCAGATATTGTCAAACCAGCTTCAGCATAAGTCTGTGAATCTGGATACATATCTGCACCACTATTTGAATTGTATTCTGGAAACAAAGTTGAATTGTTTGTCAAGTATTCAATCAGTCTTTCTGTGTAGAATTGTGCATTGCTTCTTTCAATGTCAACCAATCTTAAAACTTCAGATTGTGAAAGTGCAGTAATATTGTCCACATTCCTTGAACCAATTGTTCCATTCAGAATCTTTCCTTGTAAGTAAGGATAAAAGTTCACTAATGTCCATTTCAATGTTGCCATCTGAACATAGTCTTGAAGAAGTGTTTCATAATCTCCAGCAATTGTTCCAGCACTTATCTTTGTTTTCAAAGCATTGAATAAATCAGTTCCAAGAATTGGTTGAATCTGACTGTCTTGTGCTTGAATTATTGAAGGCAATAAATCTTTTTCATCTATT